ATGCAACACGAAACTCAATTAAAACAAATGGATTCAGAAGCAAGATTAAAAGTTGCTAAAGAAAACACAAGAGCTAAGATTGAGGTAGCTAATATACAAGCTGATTTAGAGGCTAATATGGTTAGTGATAGATTAAAAGGTGCTATACAAAGAGATGCCGCAAAGTCTGAATATGATAAAGTTGTTCAAGCAGAAAAAATGAAAATGGAAGAAAAGAAAATGAAAGAAGATAGAGATGAGAAAAGAAAAGATAGATTGGCAAAAACAAAAAAATAAATTAACTATCTTTGTACAAAGCAAAGAGCAAAAATAAAATTATGAGTGAAAAAGAAAAATCAGGTGAAGACCTAATTGAACAAGCACAAGAGACTGCTGTTCAAGAAGAACAAGAAAACAAAGAGGAGACTCCTGCGTTTGACCCAAAAGCTTTTACAAGCGATGAAGAGGTTGAAACAGAGGAAACTCAAGAGGTAACTGAAGAAACCGAAACCTCTGAAGAAACAACAGAAGAGGGTGAAGAGGTTGACGAAGATGGCTTTGAATGGGGTAGTGTAGAAAATGAACAAAAAGAAGCAAAGCCAGAAGAAGAAGATTGGGACCCAACTCCAAAACAAGAGGAGAAAAAAGAGTCTATTGAAGAGGCTGTTTATGATTGGGAAGCATTAGGAAAAGAGTTTGGTGTAGAAGCTAAAGATGAACAAGGGTTTAAACAAGCTATAAGTAAAGCTATTAAAACTCCTGCTCCAGTTAATGACACTATACAAAACTTACAAGATTATCTAAAGCTAGATGATAATTCACTAGTTAAAAGTGATTTAGAAGCTTCTGGTTTAGAAAAAGAAGAAGTTCAAGATACTCTTGATAGATTAGGTGATTCTGGGTTGTTAAAGAGAGAAGCTATAATGATTAGAAAGAATTTACAAAATTATATTGTAAATGAAAGAGATAAACTAAGACATAATCAAGCTCAACAAAGACAACAAGAAGAGCAAGCAAACTTAAACACAAGAAAGTCTTTACAAACATATATTAAAAGTAAAGAAGACTTTTTTGGAGGAAAAGTGAAAACAAAGGATAAGAAAGAATTATATAACTACATAACTTCTGGAGATTTTGCCGAAGAGGTGTATAGCGATGTGGCCAATGTTGCCGACGCTGCCTTCTTGTGGAAATACAAGGACAAAATTTTTAAGATGTTACGTGGTCAAGGAATGGAAAAAGGCAAAGCCTCAGTACTCAATAAGATTACTAATCCCGACCTTGGTAGAAGAAGTCAACATGTTAATGTCAAGAAAAAATCTGGCTTTGACCCTGTTGAGTTCATGAAGTGATAAATAAAAATGCGATGCTATTTTATTTGTTACAATAAATTAAATTATTGTAAAACAAATTAAAACATTTAAAAAATGGCAAAAATATATACGGGTACGTATGGAAAAGACACTACTGATGAAACGGCGTTAGTGACCAACCTACTAAAATACCCAGAAATAGGCAAGAAGCTTATTCAACAATATCCACGTTTCTCTTTAACATATTTATTAGAAGCTGCAGGTAGAAATGCTGCAGAAAAAATCATTGGCGATTACGCTTTTGAATGGAAAATGATGGGCCGATACAGAAAGCCAGCTGTAATTGATTCAGCTGAAACTTTATCTGCTGCTGCTGGTGCTACAGAAACATTTGTTGTTGACCACGCACCAAGTTCTGGTATTTATGGTGATAACTTAAATGTTAATGACGTAGTTCGTTTTTCTGATGGAACTACTGCACTTGTAACTAACGTTCCTACAATTACATCTTCTGATACTACTAACACTATTACAGTAAGAGCTATTGACGCTTTATCTGTTGCTTTAGCTGTTGGTGATATAGTTGGTACTATTGGTAGTGCGTTTAATCAAGGTTCATTAGCTTCTGAGGTTGGACAAAACTATGCTTACCCAGATACATACAAGAACTATTTAACTCTATCTCGTAAGAAAACAAAAATTATGGGTTCTGATTTAACTGATGTTACTTGGATTGAATCTAATGGTCATAGATTATGGTACTTTACTAAGGAACAACAAATGACTGACCAGTTTATGTATGAGCTGGAAGCTCAAAGATGGTATGGTAAAAAATCATTAATTGCTGATACGGCTGCTGGATACCCAGGAGATATAGGTGACTTTACAGCTGGACTTCCAATTATGGGTGATGGTATACTAGCACAAATTGATTCTTCTAACCAAGCTACTTATACAGCTGGTGCATTAACAGAAGAAGATATCGTTAACTTTATAGGAACACTTTCTAAAAATGCTTTATCTGCTGAAGGTAATGTATTTACAGTATTTACAGGAACACAAGGAAGAATAGATTTCCACAGAGCTATGAAAGATTTATTAGCTACTGTAGGTTCTGGAGCTCCTATGTTTGCTGGTAAAGGCGGTGGTTCTGTAGAATTAGGCGCTAACTTTACTGAGTACAATATTTTAGGAAACAAAATGATTCTATCTTACTGTCCAGTATTTGATGACCCTAATTTACATAATTCTGTTTCTTCTACATTTGATTCTTCAAATGAGTCAGGAAAAATGGTATTTTTAGATATGGGAATGCAAAATGGCGTTTCTAATGTAGAGTTAATCGCTAAAGGCGCAGAAGGTTTTAACAGAAGTTTTGTTAAAAAATATGTACCTGGTATGGTTAATCCTTACGACTACAATTCGATGATGGCTGCAAATGGTGATGATTTCTTTGAATGTCAAATTCTTTCAGAATCTGGTATTATCTTAAGAAACCCATTATCTTGTGGTGTTCTTTCGAATGCATAATAAACTTAATTGATGGCACAGGGAGGTTTGTCCTCCCTCTCCCATCTTAACTTTTAAAATTAAAAAAAATGAAATATTTATATTTTTATGACTCTGACAATAATATTGCAGGGTTTCCAGCGGATTCGCTGATAGATATGAGATATGGAGATGACGCAACAGAAGTTGAGTTATTTTTTGAAGGAAATGCGGGAATGGACTCAGCATTTAAAGTAAGCCTTGCTATAACATCAGGTAAAGTAGATGATGTTTTAAAAAGTTTAGCAAAAGTTTTACAATCTCACCGTGGTCCTATAATAAGAGTAGCAGATGATGTTAACAGCAAATACATAATGAGTGAAATCACAGGTGTAAATGATGTTACTTTATTTGCTTAATGTATAATTATAAATTCGTAAAAAATGAAAAATTTAAGTAATAAAATGCTTTATGTAAATGATAACGGCGAAGAGTTAATTATTCCATTAAGTAGATTTTTAGTAGGTCACACAAATAATTCAGACACAGTTCTTGATTTATATTTTGACAGTCATTATGAAGGCGCTTTTGGAAGTGCTGCAAATAAAGTTCAAGTAACATGTTCTAGTAATGCTGATATAGTTTTCCAAAACATATTAGGAGCTTTTGCTTCTTCAAGAGGAAGTATTTTAGATTTAGCTAATATAGATTCTAGAATATCTTCTGTTGAGGTTACACAAGAAACTGTTGATGGAATGGGTGTTCTTGCAATGGAACCAGGTAGTGGGTTTTCAAATGGAAGTTCAGTACATAAAAGTTCTATTAAAAGAGAAGGTCAATTTATTAAAACAACAATTTTTATTGATTTGACTGACCTTAATAGTGGCGGAACTGCAAAAGATGTTATTGGTAAGGCTGCAACAGCTAATTGTCATATAGGTCAAGTAACTGCTGCTAAAAACGGAACTATAGTTGCTGGAAGAATAACATGTTTAGAAACCCCTACTACTGGTGAGCCTGATATTGATATAGTTGAGAATACACTTGCAACTCTAACAGAAGACACTGCATTTGATGCTAGTGGTACTTCTGCTACAATATGTGCTCCTGGAGTAGACTTTATTTCTACTGCAACTGCTAACCAATTTAACACCGCTTCTTTTACAACTATGCCAACTGCTGATAGATATTTATATTTAGCAACAATAGATAATGCTACTGATAATACCTATGATGCTGGTAAGTTTTTAATAGAAATGTGGGGTGTATAATAAAAAAAATTAAGTGTTTAACTTTTAAAATAAATAAAAAATGAATGATATATTTAACGTAAGACGTTCCGCAGATAGCGATGACGTTTTAAAGTGTTTAAATGGTCAATTTTATAAAGTAGCTACATTAAGTGCGGCTGCTGAGACTATTGAAGACACACAATCTGGTACGCTGTTTATCGTAGATACTTCAGCTACTGGCGCAAATTTAGTAATTAGTCTACCTGCTTGTGCGGCTGGATTACATTACCGATTTTTTATGAAAGCAGCTGGTTCTCAAATAGTGCATATAGATGCTAAAAATGTTACTAGTGGAACTAATGATGATTTCTTAGGTTATATTAGAGATGCTGAGTCTGCTACTGAAACTCAAGTTGCTTACAATGGAAGCTCTCATAATCAAATTACTATTGGTGCGTCATATGATGCTGGTGATTATTTTGAAATTGTTGGAACTGATGCAAATCAGTGGTTAATTATTCCATCATCTGTTTCTGCAGATATTGGTGAAATTGCTGCTGCTAATTCATCAGCTAATACTGCTGAGTAATTAAACTATATACTTATCCCCTCTTCGGAGGGGGTGGGTATTAAGCTATGGGAAAAATAATATTAAAATATAACCCTAAGACAGGGAAAGTAGAGGAATACTCTGAGTCCACACTAAAAGGTGAGAGTAATATATTAATAAAAAAAAGCGGGCCAGGTTTGAAATGGACTCACAAACACGGACAAAAATTAAAATAATAAATTATGAGCAAAAATGAACATTTGGTATTTTACAGAAGTAAAAACCCTACAAAAATGAGTTATGTTTTCTTTGGAAACTATAAGGATAAAACTGGTAGAATGCATACATACACTGATGTAAATGGTGTAGCACACAGAGGATTCCCAAACACTCAGCCTGTAATAAGGTTAAATATTAATTTAGAACACCATAAACTAGTTGATGAATTCTTAATGGACCACCCATTAGTTTTAAATGGTTCTTGGTTGAGAGATGATGCTATTATAAGACAAGAGCAAGAAGCTAATGCAATTATGACTTCTGCTAATGCTGTAATGGAAGCTGCTAAATTAAACATGAAAGAAGTAAGAGACTTATCTAGACTACTTGGATTAAACTTAGACTCTAGAGATGATATCTTAAAAGCACATGTTTTAAAAATAGCTGCTGAGCAACCAGAAAACTTTATGGCACTATGGTTTGATGATGATAGACATTATAGACTGTTTGTTATGGAGGCACAAGAAAATGGTGTTATTAAGTGGGAAAAAGATACATTTAAGTATGGCTCACAAGTTGTAGGTATTTCTGAAGACCAAGTAATAAAATGGTTAAAAGACAATAAGGATATATTTGCTTTATTAAAATCACAAATGAGTGGTAATGGTAAAGTAGAGATGGACTTAGTTGAGCAAAAGGAGGAAGCTACAACAAAAAAAACAAGTAAAAAAAAGTAGTAATACATGGCAATAATTGAAAGTGTAAACGATTTATATAATAGAGTTAGAACTATTTTAGATAAAGGGGATACTCCTTGGATGTCTAATGAAGAAATAGATGACTTTATTTCCATGGCTGGAAGTGAGTTTACACAGGAGAGAGTTGATAAGTTTGGAGCTACACAGAGATTAAGAGATGATTTAGGTGCATTTGTTAGAACTTTAACTTATTTTGATGCTTACAATTCAAGTCAGTTTCAAGAAACGTTTTTGTTATATAGTCAGGCAATGGATGGAGGTCAAAGTGATTGGGGGCCTATAAATTGGCTACAAGGTATTCTTAATCCAGCTCCAACAGGCTTTGGTTCTGAAGTTTGGTCTATAACATATAACGCAAGTCCAGTAAGTAAATTATCTTGTGATATGAGATTTACTGGCCCTTATTTCGCGTTTGGAGCTGAAGGTATAGTTGTTAATGGTGAGGCAGTCATAGCAGACTGGGCAGAAGCAGCTGTTCCTGAAGAAAATAGGCCAGATATAAATACTGTAATATCAATTGATATACATTATTTTAATGTTCAAAATGTAAATAGCCCAACTATTTCAACTAATGGACCTGGTTTTATTAAAAAGGTTAAAACAGAGCCTGTTAAAATTATTAGCATTGATGATTATCAAGGTTCTATAAGTGACCCTTTTAATGTTCCTAACTCAGGTAATCGTGTTGCTATAAGAACAGGTGATTATTACAACTTTCTTCCAGATTTAGATTTATCTCCATTTGGACTTAATTTAGCTGCTGGGGGAGAAAGTAATTTTGGTATGATTGTTTTTAATTATGTTTCGGGAAAATGCACATCTGAAAATATTGTTAATCATATGCCAAAAAGTAGTGTAGAAGAAATTTGCCAAATTGCTGCTAGAAAAATACTTGGAACAACAGCTGATGAAAGATATACCGTTGGTAACAACGAGATAAATCAGCTTAATATATAAAAAATTTGCTCCCTGCTTTGTGATGAGAGGTTAGTGTTCGCCCTGCCTCTTGTCTAAAGCAAAAAAAATAAAAAATATGACACTAAACGAAATAGCATATAACATTAAAAACATACTAGAAGGGGGTGCTGCTACATTAGATTCTAACATATCTATTAGACAAATACAAGCTATGATACATTATCATAGAGCGCAATTACTTTTAAAGTATACAGATGGTGGTAGGTATTTATCTAAATCTTTACAACAAACTGTTGCAAGTCCAGCTGAAGGGTTTTTTGAAATACCTTCTTTTATTGGTTTTTCAAACAATAGAGGTATAGTTGAGATTGTATTAAGAGACGGTCCTTTTATACCATCAGAACAACAACTTAATGTGCCTTTAATAAATGAATCTGAAAGAGGTTTTCATGAAGAATCTAGATTTTCTATGGGTGATAAATATTATGCTACATTAAGTTATGATTCAAATCAAGTTTCATCAGGAGGTTTGAGTGGGTCAGAAAACATGATACATATATATAATGATGGAGAATTATTTATAAATGATAATTGGTTTGTTTATGTTACTTTAATAGCATCTAACCCATCAAATGTTCCTGGATTTGATGCTGCAACTTCTAATTATCCATTACCTGATGAATTAATACCTACTTTAACGCAAACTGTTTTAGCAAAAGAGTTTAACATGATGTTAACTGTAGGCAAAGATTATACAAACAACACTGTAGATGATAATATGCCAGGCATAGCAGCTGCAAATATAAAGCGTGGAATGCAGGCCGCGCCTTCAGCTAAGGCTAGGTCAACAAAGGCAAAAACAAGATAGTATGGAGCTAAGAAAATATAAAGATAAATACGTTCTATTAAGGGATGTATTTAACAATATAAAAAAAGATATAAAAGTAAAGGGAACAAAAAGAGATAGACAACTTTCTTATACTGAATATAGAGGTATAGTAAGTGAGTTTTTTGATTTATTGATAGAGGATGTTGCCGTAAACAGAGATAAAGTTAGGCTTCCTAATCGTTTTGGAACTGTTTATATGAAAAAGTGTAAAAACAAAAGAGCTTTTCATATTAGACTTGATATAGCAGAAAGTGAAAGAACAGGAGAAATAGTTAAATATAAAGTTCCTATATTAAATGATTACTACAACAAATTAGTGTGGTTAAGACCAGGTAAGTTTAAAAAATGTAAGGTTCTTCCTTTGTCTAGATTTAAAAATGTTATTAAAGAAATAAGAGAATACTAATATGAACGGACAAGCTGGAAAACGTGTAAGTGTAAAACGAGTAGTTGCTAATGTTATTAGGAACATGGACGTACCTGATGCTTCAAGAAATTTTTATGCCTTTGCAGAATGGGCTTTTGAAGCAGAAAGAAAAATAGGTAGTTATAAAACTTTTGTTAAAAAAACAGAAACATTAACTATAACAAATAAACAAGCAGCTTTACCTGATGATTTTTTAAGTATAATAGATGTTAAAAAAGGTGGTAGTAATAATAATGATTATTTAGAACAAAGCTCCGCTACCTTCCCTTCTGATGTAGATAAACAAAATATGTTTTATTTTACAGAGGACACTTTAAATGTTTCTACAAATGACATTGGTTCTGTAACTATAGCTTATTACGCCGTAGATACAGATGACGAAGGATACCCTACGATTGCAGCAAACCATGAAGATGCTGTATCTGCATATTTAATGTACAAGTATAAGGCGAGAGATTATTGGAACGGTAAGTTGCAAAGATATATTTATGTTGATTTAGAAAGAAATTGGTCTAGGTTGTGCGCCCAAGCAAGAGGAAATGATAATATGCCTAGTCCATCAGAAATGAAAAAAGCAGCTCAAATATGGAATACTTTGATTCCTATCAAGTCTAACAATGGATTACTTAATGTATAATGCCAACAAAAGGAAAACCAAATACGTTTTTTAAAGGAATGAAGTCTGACTTAGAGAAATCTATGCAGTCAAAAGATTCTTATAGATATGCAAAAAATGCAAGGGTTACTAGTTTAGATGGTGACAATGTAAGTGTACAGCCCTATCCTAGTGATAGATTAGCTTTAACATTTAGAGGTGAATCTAGTTTTGTGAATGGACTACAAACACTTTCTTATACACCAGCTTGGACAGCAGCTGCCTCTCAATTATCTACTATAGCAGATGCTTTAACCTTAGGTGGAAATGAATGGCCACCCAGTCTTGCAGAATTTGAAGATTTATGGGGACCTATTGAAATACCAGGTGATTTTACAGAATTTATAGCTGGTAATGACAATCCAGTTAGTGTTACAATAGTATTAGAAACAATAGATGGAAATACTATAGAAATTACAGAAGACATTACTAATGCTTATCTTTTGACGAACCAAATGAATGTTCCTTTTGATGTAGATAATGTAGTTGTTGGTATTATAAATGAGTCTCAAAATGGTATTTTAGTAACAGCTACAGTAAATGGAGATATAGGTAATTCTCAAACAACAACAAATTGGGTATTTATAAACACAGAAGATTCTTCAGATTATGTATCTTCTTTTTCTGTTACCGTATCTGGAACGGGCAGTTATTCTGTAGCTAATCAAGATTTAATAGAACAAGCTTTAATAGCTTCTTTACCACCAATAGACAATGATTTTGCGGAAGCATTAGTTACAGTTACTGTTGGTTTTATATTTGATAATATAACTGACTATTATAATACTTTATCACAAACACCAATTAATAGTACTGTAATTAATGATGTGGAATTACAAGTAAATGGATTAAGTATCTTTGAACAATTTGCAGAAAATATTGGTTTTTCACCAAATCAACCAGGCATACAAGTATTGGGAACATATAGTTTTTCTGACCAATTAATTATATTGGCTAAGTGGCCTTTAATGGGAGCCCTACAAGCTGAGGCTGGAAGTCCAATAGCATGTGATATGGTTATAAAAGTAAGACAGGCAGCAGACGGAACTTTAAATGGAAATGGACTAGATGGCTTTGGGGACTTTATACCTTTTGATGAATTAGGTACTTTGTATACTATTTATTTTACAGGTAACTTAGAGTTTACATTAGGTAAAAAAATAAAAATAACAGGCTCTGAGGAATCTGGAAAAACAAGGAGAATATATTTTACAGATGGATTGTTTCCTTTAAAAACTATGAATGTTGGATTAGACCCAATATTATATACACCTTATTTTAATACACCTGAGTATTTTAATATTTTTGCACCAGCTGTGTTTGCACCTACAAAAGTAACTGGGTTTTTAGAAGGTGGTAATTTAAGTTCAAAAGCTTATTCTTATGGTTTTAAATATAAGACTGTAGATGGTAGAACTAGTAAGCTGTCACCATTAAGTAATCCAGCAAGTTTACCTAAAACAGCTTCTTCTGTTGAAGGACCTTTTGTTAAAGGAGCTAAGTCAGAAGATTCTACAGGAAAAACTATGACTGGTGAAATAAGAAACTTAGACACAAGGTATGCTAAAATACAATTAATATTTGTTCCTTATGAAAATAATGCTCCAGCTGGTCCTGGTATAATTTTTAATGAATACCCTGTGCCTGCTGTAAATGATAACAATGACGAGAATGTTATATTTTGGAGTCACACAGGAACTGAGCAACCGATAGGTGAGGTTCCATTGGCAGAGTTAAATGATAACCAAGTTAGTTGGGACACTTGTCAAGCTTTAGAAACTAAAGATAATAGATTATTTGTAGGTAATTTAAGTAACAGTGTAGAAAGTATAGACACTGATTTTAGAGTTATATCTTATAATAAAGAAAATCAACCTCATAATGTTGAAACTGGAAACCCTCATTTGTATAATGATTTATTGTACTCTACAGCTGGAGTTGTAATTAGCAACGAATTTACTCTTCCTGTGCAACCATCTTTACCAGGTGCATACCTTGATGAGTATCTTCCAGAGAATGGCGATTATGTTTCTATGTTTAGATATATAAAGGGACCTACAAATAATTCAGCTTTATACAATGGAGAGCTTTTAGGTGTTCAACAACAAAGAGGAATATTTGGAGCTCAAAGTAATGGTTTTGACCAACCTAATGAAGATGGTGAAATTGAGGGAATAAGGGTTACTTTTAGAATATTAAGCGAAGAATCTTCTGGAGGTACTTTTCCTATAGATTTAGATAGAGATTCTAGGTTAATTCAATCTAGTGGGGTAAAAGCTTTACCTCCATACTATAATTTACCTGCAGGTCAAAATAATTATTATAATAACTATTCTAATCCTTTATACAACTCAAACTATGTAGGGTATAGAAGAGGTGAAATATATAGATTTGGATTACTTTTTTACGATAAACTAGGCGCACCTATGTTTATAAAGCCCATAGGTGACATTAGAATGCCAGAACACAGTGCAGAGTATGTAACGCCCATATATGACCCAACGAGTGAAAATGGCCAAATAACTGGATTTCAACATGAGTGGCCATATTATTATCAAACAGCTAGAAGTGTAAAAGACCGTGGCTTTCAGGGTATTGGGGACTATATAAATAAAGAAGGGGTTAAAGGGTGTGTTTTGTATCCTTATTTTGAAGTTAGATTATCTTCAGCAACAACTAGTAAAATAGGTGGTTATTCTGTAGTTAGGGTTCCTAGAGACTCTATTAATAAAAGTATAGTTACTTCTGGTATTTTTTCAAGAGCAATATCTTATAAAGATGATAGTTTTGGCTCTGACTTGGAAGGAAAGTTAGGTAATAGCACATTTCCTTTGTGGACAGAGTTAAGGCAAAAACAGGATTACAGAAGATTTAATGGGGAAGGTGATAGAGCATCAAGGGTATATACATTAGATTCTCCAGATGTATGTAGTGATGGGGATTTTGTTTATAACTTTTCATCTTCCGATAGAATAAAACTTACAGAGTCAGGATTTTGTTTAAAACAAAATGTTCGTTTAGAAGATGCAAATGGAGAAACTAATACAGAGGGTCTTCAAAAAATGTTATCTATAGATTTAGCCGACAATCAATATAATCCTTTAGATGTAAATCAAATTTTACCAGCGTATATATTGCAACCTAAATCATTAAATTTATTTACAAGTGTTGTAAGTAAAGATAAGCTACAAGACAGCCCTGTTCAATTTAATGAGGAAGATTATAATAC